TGCTGCACGCTGCGCCGGATTAGGATAATCTTTTCTCGACTTTTCATCTGCCATGCACCTATCCATGTAATCGTCTTCTGATTCACCGGGTCGTGGGTCAGGCATGGTCATTCCTCCGTCGGGGGCCATGCCCGCTCCAAGCGGGATTCCATAAGCATTTGGTGTTCGTGTTCTGCGGTGTCGCGCTCACGGCGATGCTCCAAGTCAACAGGCATCTCAATCACTTCTGAAGCCTGTTCTGACTCCCACATTCGCATAAGTGTGCTAAGGGCAGGAACGGCTACGCCGCTGATGATTGCCAATAGTGCGATAAATCCATCGAGGTTTGCCAAAACAACATCGGGCTGATAAATGCCCATAGCGACAATTGCGCCTGCGGCAAGCATCCACAGATAGATGACGGGAACAACCGTCTTTTTCACCATTCTATCGTTGAAAGTGTCTTTTGCCAAAGCGTCCGCCTCCTAAATTTTCCACAGATGAATTGTCGTTTCAATCTTCGGTCATGTCGGAAGCACCGGGCTGACTGTTAGATGGTGGGTTGGGACCATTGGGTTGATTTTTTGGCTCTCTTCGCCCACGACCTTCGCGAGTGTTGGGCATTTTCAAGATGTCCAAGGCATCGTTAAGGGTCAAAATTCCGGCTTGGTAGCCCATCGTTGCTCGGCGCATTGAGTCAAGCAACGATTCTTCGGCCACAGGCTCAAACCCAAAGCGGGGAAGGTCGGCTTTCTTGTGATTGATGCCAAGCAGATTTAGATGCGTAGAAAACAGTTCGTGAACTCCTTGAAGGACCACATGTTGCAGACGGCGAATCGCGGTGTTGGCCCATGTGTTTGCGTTGTAGGTAGCCGCAAACGTTGAACCTTTTTCCTGACCTGCCGCCACACGGGGGACGTGCAGCACCGCAGCGATGTTGCTACCCACGGTATCGAGGAAGCCGGTGTTATCAGGGATGGTGTTGTTCAAGTCAACGTGGTGCAGCGTGACGTAGGATGGTAGAATTGGCATTTGGTCGCCGCGCAGACCTTCAAACAGGCTGATAACCTCGTCCATGATTTTGCCAAGGCGTTCTGCCTGCTCGTCAGGGTCGGTGATGTGTTCGATGGCCGACTTATCAATCGTGATGAACTGCTTGGTCAGCGCGTCTTCAAGCGCAATTCTGTTGTTCATTGAGTTGTATTTGGCGCGGATAGCCTGCTTGAGCGACGTAAAGCGGGATGCGCCCCACACACCATACGTCACACGGGACTTGGAGTCGGTAAACCAATTGCTTCGGTAGTCAATACGGAAGTGCAGAATCTCGGCCTTCGGGAACACGTCTTGGGTGTATTGCCCCTCGCGCAGAATGTAGTTATCGTTGGTAGCGATGTAGTTATACTCGTTTGCAGCAAACGCTGTTCCATCGGCTCCACGGTGGTCTACAATAGTAATCTGACGCACGGGCAGGCTCGTGACCTCGGTGATACCGATACCGGCACGACCCACCATCTTGTTTACGTCATTTCCGTAGACCATTAGGTTCCGCATAGCGTTGATTAGAATGTCGTCAAAGTCTACACGCTCAACAAGCATTTGGATAGCGTCGCGAATGCGCTGATTCTTGGCCGCGCGGTAGTCAATCGAGTAATTGTTTGCGGTCAAAGCCACCGAACGAACGGCCCCGTTAAGTTCCGGGTCAAACTTTACCATGTTGTCGAACAAGTCAAACTCGTTGGTGAAGTTAGCCGTGGACTGAAACTTGTCTGTATCATCCACAATGTTCGGAATACCGGCCGCAACATTCAAGGAAACGTTAGTCCCCACCCGTCGGGTAGGGGCGTCAGCCTGAACGTTGCGCCTGAACCTATCAAACAGACCCATGAGGCTTTGACGTTCGGGGTGTTTTATCAATCATCCCTCAATCGACGGATTTTTCGGGCGGCCAACCACGAAACCCCGCACCAGAACAGTAATTCAAGCAAAACAAGAACACCTGCAATTCCAGATAAGTCGTGCAAATTCGCGGCCAATACTGTTCCCTCCCCATGACTACATACATGTTTTCGCGTCATTTAGTCGTTCGTTCGACGTGTATTTGTTTTCTTCTGTTGATTCGCATGAAAAGAATTGATTGACTTTGCGTGCGTCGATTCTCGTTTTTTGTTTTTTTGTTTCATATGGATTTCAGGTAAAGGGGAGTTAAACCTGAAACACAATAGAACAATTGAAAGAATAGGCTTGATTGTGGCGTAGTATTACGCTTTTATTTTTTCTGGGGTGTGTGAAATATGAAAACAAATGTTCCGTCACCCAACGTTGATAAGGCAGACGCAGGGTCAATAAGATAATGGACAGGTCCGACATCATCCGATTTTGCCTTGAGAATTTCGACCGCAACCTTTCGGTGATGGCTAACGCTCGTCGTCTACACGACATTGACCCATCGCGAACGGTGCGAGGTTGGGAGAACTTTTTGAATCGCTATGTGCGTGAGCGTTTGGATGACTACGTGGGTCTTACACGAGGTCAAAACAAGCGTCCAGATGAAGAAAGCGCCATCAATCACGCAGACATCGAAGGCAAGGGCTACTACTACGACGAAGCGACCGATGACTACATCACGTTCCTTTCATGCGCCGAAGACATGATTCGCGTTAGCGGTGAGCGACATCGTTCGATGAAAGAGGCATATTCCAACATGGTTGGCAAACCGGCAAGCATGAATCAGATTTCGCGTGAATTCGGCATTCCCCGCACTTGGTTTGACGAATACCGGCGTCGCCACAATTGGACGCACGACATGGACCCCTTCACCGACGAAGAGGTGTCGGTCAGCGAACCTGAACAATTGGTTGACGACCTGATTCTCCGTAGGCGACAAGCACTTCACAAGAAATACGAGAAGCGCAAGTGGGACGAAATCGAGAAAGATGCTGAGTCCTACCGCATGTTTGCGAACAATGTGCTGAATGAGTTCAAGTCTTTGGCGGTTGAGCGGTCTTACGAAGTGCCACGCCTCAACCTTGGAACGCCTCAGCATCCATACGCTCTCGTCATCAGCCCCACAGACTTCCATTGGGGTAAGCACGGATGGGTAGATGAGGTCGGAGAGACCTACAATTTTGAAGAAGCACGCGCTCGTCTGATGAGCAAGACGGAAGAACTGATTGAACGTCTTCCCTACGCCCCCGAAAAAATTATTGTTGCTACCGGTAGCGATTGGTTTCACGTTGATACTGATGCAGGCACAACAACGAAGGGCACACCACAAGACATGTGCGGTAGCCCTGCTGAAATCTTGATGACCGGTTGCACCCTTGCGCGTGAACACATTGACCTGTTGCGTCAGGTTGCTGATGTCGAGGTGGTCTTCATGCCCGGAAACCATGACCGCATGTCCGCCATCGGCTTGATGATGTATCTTAGCGCGGTGTATGAAGATGCAGATGATTGCGAGGTCATCGTCAGTCCCAAGACGCGACAATACCTACGCTACGGTAACACGCTGATGGGCTTCATTCATGGTGACGGAGCAAAGAACCTCGTTGAAATGATGAGCGTCGAGCAGCGCCGTCTTTGGGGCGAATGCGAACATCACATTTGGTTTCACGGCCATCTGCACCACCAAAAGGTGACTGAAAAGCAGGGCGCAATCATCTACCAATTGCCAAGCCTTGCAGGCCACGACCGCTACCACTATCGCCAAGGCTACACATCTTCAAAGGCAGGACTGTCGGCTCACATCATTGACTACAACAAAGGTGTAATTGGGTCCATGTTTGCTCCGGTTGGGGGCAATCATTGAAGTGACGAACGCCACGTTCTTTGGAAAGCGTTCGCGCTCCAAAAACCGTGGTGAATTACATGTATACCGTTATCAAAACTACCTCTTGGTCCTTCGTTTATCCCATGTTTGTGATGCCTCATGTCCAACAATGTTCGTCGTGCCCTTGCGTTTGAGCGGGCACGGCATGACGTTTCTTACTTTTACAGGTGGCTTGGCTATGAATGGGGACAACACATCGGCGAATGGATGCAAATGTATTCAGACAGGAAGGGTTCGCATGTTCACAGGGTTTGCATTATCGCGCCTCGTTCGCATTCTAAGTCAACGACGCTCGGAGTCAAACTGCTGCACATGTGCCTGTTTGAAAAATTCAACGGGAACCCCCTGCAAGTGTGGTTGTTCTCAGCAAGCCGAGACACCGCTATCCGACGACTCGCAGAAATCCGAGCAGACCTGACCAAGCACAAGGAACTGTCTCGATATCTTGACCCCAAGAAGGGCGGCAAACTTGAACTGTATTTCAACAACGGCGCAGTAATTCGTTGTTCCTCGGTTGGGTCAGCCATCCGTGGTGAACACCCCGCCGTCATTGCTCTTGACGATATTCTGCTTGATGCAAAAAAAGAACTGAACAACATTCAGTTGCAGAATTGGCTGCGTAAAGTCGTCATGCCTATGCTTGACCCCGGTTCATCCTTGTATTGCGTTGGCACACCTATGAGCCTGAACGACATCTACCATACCGAAATGCTCGACAATGCACAATGGAAGACCGGAACGTGGTCTGCTATCCCAAATTGGGACGAGTCAAAACATGAGCCTGAGAATTTGCACGCATTGTGGCCTGAGTTCCGCCCGGTCGAGTTCCTGTTAGAGCAGAGGGAAAGCATGGGTGAACTTGAGTTCGCGCAAGAATTGTTGTGCAAGGTGATTGACGATGAGTCGGCCGTTTATCCTCGACACCACACACGCAAAAACATGGACTTGGAGCAGGCCTTTGAAGGCGAAAAGCGGTCTGATTGCCGCTACGTCATCGGGTTCGACCCATCACAGGGTCTTGGAAAAGACTACTCCGTGCTTGTGGTCGTGCGTCAAGAGTCAGACGGTATGCTCGTCGTGACAAACGTGTGGCGTCGCAATGACTTCAGCCCCGATAGGCAAGCCGACAAAATTGGCGAATGGTGCAAACGGTATAGCGCCCCACTTGCCGCTGAAGATGTGGGCTTCCAACGACTGTTCAAGTCC